CTTGGGCTTGATGACAACATGCGCCAAGCCCTGATATCATTTATTCACTCAGTTGGCTGGGAATCTTTCCTCTACAGTCACATCATTGATTACCTGGAAGTGGAAGATTTTGCCAGTGCCACCACAGAAATGAGCCACTGGATCTTTGATCAAAACCACAAGGTTGTTGGTGGTCTCTTGGAACGCAGAAGAGAAGAAACGGGTCTTTTCCTTCGTAACGTGGGCACCAGCCCTTGGGCGTCAACCGAAGTTTTGTTGACTGCTTTCCGTAATTACAGTGCTGCTCCCCATGAGGTTCGTGCAATTCGCGCTCTAGAAGAACGCATTAATCCTTATATTCTTTCTGAATTTGCCAATGGTTTTCGCATTGATGAAGATCCATGGGGGGATTTCACCAACGAGTGCGTTGATCTGATATTTAACAGCTAGCATTAGAATAATTGCAATTAGCAAATGCAGAGTGGGATGGAGCGTTCAGTCGAACCACGAGAGTTTGAACTTCCTCTTGAACTTCAGTTTGCCATGCGCAAAGCTGAGCTTCAATCAGAAGAGATGACTTGGGAAGAGCTCCGCTTTGCTCTGTTAAGTCTTTACCATCAACGTCTGATGGAATGGCATGCTATCAAAGACATCATGGCGTCTGAAAACATTGAGATCGACTGGGATCATCCAACCGATCTTGAATTAGCAAAACTCGCCGCCGCCTGTGGATATCGAGACGACGACGAGGATGATGACGACGAGCTTCAGCCTTTCTGAGCTTCGTCAAGTTGAATGAGGCGGTCCAAATACCACTGAGCTTTCTTCAGTGATTCTGTACCGCCCTTGTGACGTTCGCGCCAAATATACTTGATGCAATTTCCTTTGCAGTAACCACGGAACTCTTCAATGGTTAGTGCTGCCTCGATGGCTTCAATTGTTTCGATGGGGCCATCAGTGTAGTGAGGAGGATGATTAACCACATCCCCCTGGATCACAGGAGGTGTTTCAATCGTGTTCTCTCCAGGGAAGTTTGAATTTCTATCGCTGGACAAAAACTTTCAATCGTGTTCTCTCCAGGGAAGTTTGAATTTCTATCGCTGGACAAAAACTCAGAAGCCGAGAGTGTTTCTACAGTTTTTGCCCAGGGAACTGGGCACACACCTCCAGGGCAATCGCTAATTTCTTCTACCGGAGCAAACCACGTCGTTTGGCTGACAGCATCTTCTCCTCCTCCTCCGGCCCCTCCAGTTCCAACACCAGAGTCTTTGGCTTCGGAGATGCTCCCATCGCCAAGCCCTGCTCCATTGAGGGGATATAACCCGTCATTCCAGGCCGTTGCCCCTCGAGATTCAACGGATTCCTTTCTAGCCCCTGCTCGCATGCAACCAATCCTCGGTTGTACATATCATATAAGGGTACATCATTTTCTTCATTGGCGAGAGGAGCACCAAAATCTTCTTCATCAAGACAACGACATTTCACTTCATCTTGAACAAAGGCATCTAAAAATCCTGCGGCAGAATGCATCACGGTAGTTAATTGATTCACTGCTTCTACAATGATAATATGGCCAACAGATTCAGACCTACTTACGATCCAGGTATTGACTCTGGTACTTCTGGAGCTGAAGTAACAGATCTCAATCCGGAGCAAGCGTACGACACAGACATGCGTCGTCTAGCAGAAGACGAGCGTGGAGCTGCTGAATCTGTCAATAATGAGCAGAATCGTGTGGCTAAGTTTATGCGGGCGGCAAAGACTGCTGGCGCATACAAACAACGCGCAAGTATTGATGAACCTTTGATTCGAGGAAAAGTACCCCGTACCAGAGCAGAAATTGCTGGCGTGGAACTTCCTAGTACGGGTGATTCCGGTGGGCGTACCGGTGCTGTTGGTTACGCCCGTAAACCGGCAGCTCAATTTGGCAAAGGGTTTTAGACCTGAGAAAACACCACGTTATTTGGCTGATCCTGGTACTTACCCTTTCGGTCTTGATAAGTTACATGACATGGATTGCCACGATAAAAGAGAAGTTGCGTGATTCCTTCATTGGCGTAGATTCTGTTGAAAAGACCAGTGCAATTGCTGATCTCCAATGTTAAGTAGCCTTCCCAACCACTTTCTGCTGGCGTGATATTGACCAAAATTCCTGAACGTGCGTAAGTAGATTTACCTACCGCAACTACAGTAACATCACGAGGAAGCTTTAGGCGTTCTTGCGCAACGCCAAGGCAATAACCATACGGAGGAAGCAAGAAGTATTGACCCCGCTCATCCTCCTGGAGATCGGCAGGCTTTAAGATATCAGGATCAAAATTTTTTGGATCACAATCCCCGGCTTGCACTTTACCAAAAAGCAAGCATTGTGCAGGGGAAAGACGGATGTCATAACCATAAGAACTAAGGCCATAGCTCAGAAGTTTGCGTTCTTTTTCTTTGCTGACTAAATGGTCAACAAAAGGTGCAATCATCTGCTCTTCTTCAGCTAGTTGCTTGATCTCCCAGTCGGCTAAGACGCTCATAAATCCCTGTAATCGTCTTTTAGTATACAGAGCTCAAACTAAAAGATGCCCTCGTTCATCTTTTAGTATACAGAGCTCAAACTAAAAGATGCCCTCGTTCACCATAGATTTTGGTGAAAGTTTCCACAGCATCAGTCGAAGAATCTTGGGGAGGGAAGTAAACCAGAAACGAAGTACACGTTTGTTTCTTGCTTACCTCACCATTTTTATTACACCAAAGAAAAGGTACAGTTCTGAGAACGCACATTGGGAACTTAAAGATTTTTGGCTCGTAACGAATCATGTCAGGACAGTTGCTGAAATAAAGACCTTGTTTTATTTCGTTTGCCAGCCACGCATGGTACATACGTCGGAACCAAACAGCATGAGACGAAGTAAGAGTCAGTGAAGAAGCCCGTGTCATTTTCCACTTTTCATTCTTCTGATCCCAAAAGTACGCCCCCGCTGGAGGAAACAAATAACAACTTCCGTACCACTGCTGGCTGTTCAGTCCATCATCCGTAGGTGTGTAATACTCTGTTGCTTGTACATATTGATTAGCAACCTTGGAACTAGCAACATCAAGATCAATGCCGCCCATCAGTTCGTTGGCAGCAAGTACCAAATCTTGGTTAGTGATCAGTTCAGCGCCTTCATTACGAGCAGCAACACCACGAACACCTTTTTCTGCCATTATGCTGTCTCTTTGTTATAGTTAATTTCTAAATAGCGAATGCCTTCGCCATCGTTAATAATATAGCCAGCTTTTTCTACCGGATTAATTTTTTGTGCTGCTCCAAGAATTCGCCGGAAAGTTTCCGCTAAGTCTCCGTCGTTGCTACGCTCACACTCTTCTTGTGCTGCATGAATTTCTTTAAGAGTCCAAAAAAACATAGACCGCGCTTTGTTTTTTGGCTGGAATACCATTACTCCTGGACCTTCTACCTCCCACATTTTGCAGTACTGTGCACCCATATCACCAAGAATTAACTTAATTGTGGCGTCAAGCATTTTGGCTTTTGTTTCATCAAGTTCTGAGCCAATCACAGAAGCAATTAATTTTTCACGTCGATCCATTTTTTAGTAATCCTTGGCGGTTTAGTGATTCCAGAAGCTTAGGCGTTGGTTGGTATAGTACGACCAATTTGCCCAAAACACCACGTTTTTTAACAAGTTTTCCATTTTCATCTTTTACTTTATTAAATTCTCCAGATCGAATAAGATATTCAGCTACACAGCGAAGCCTGCGTTTAAGAGGCAGTTCTGCTTGTGGAAACTTTCCGCAGATTGTGTCTGCTTGTAAATCATAAAAAGCAAGACGTAAACGATTGGCAAGTGTCATACCAGAATTAGCATCCTCTTCTTCATAGTTTTTTAAATTTTCAAGGTACCTACGAAGACATCCGTCATCAAAAGAACCACTAGGAAACAAAAACATTTCTACTTGTTTAATTAATGACTCGGGCAACAACTCTTTATGGTTTTTAAGTGTCACAGCATTAATATCAATATCTTGGAACCGATGAGCCATTATGGTAAAAACTCCTTTTTATTCTGATATTGGCTATAACTTTGACGCAGATTTCGCAAATCAAGATTTTCGTTTTTTGAAAAAGATTGGATTAAAGCATTCCAAGGAATGCGTAAAACCGCTTTGCGATGTACGTCAGGAGAAACATTGACATAATGGATGCCCTCAACCCAGCCTTTGTCAGGTGTTTTTCTACCTATAGCAATCCAATTGCGGATGGTTTGATCAGAAACCCCTAGGCGTTTTCCGCATTCTTCTGTTGAGATGTATTCATCAGCAAAAGCCTCTGGATTTAAAACGTCTGTTTCACCGTTTTTATAACGGCTATGCCACATAGAACCAAGAATGTTTTTAATTCCCCTGAGTTCGTGCGCAACTTCTTCTAAACTTTTACGTAATCCGTACTGCATGCCAACACATCCTTTATTTTGTATGTTAGTCTTTGAGAAAACAAAATGCGACCATGGAAGAACAGATTCCCTCTAGCCAACCGCCTCAACAAATGCCCCTGGAAGGTCAGATTACACCTGAGCAACTGGCGCAGATGAAAGCTCGGGCACGTGAGCTTGCTGTTCAACAAACCATCGCGCAACAACAAGCCATTCAACAGCAACAACCCCAGATTGTTTATGTGAGACGCAACCTTACGGTTGCTGAAGTACTGCTGGTTATCCTGCTTTCCTGTGGAATTGTAACAGGAATTCAGTGGGGATGGAATGTTATGACAAACATTTTACCTCGTATTGAAATTAAAATGCGTTAAATAAGCCCCTTTATAATTAAAAGAAAGCTTGAGAAATAAGTAGGTGTCAAACCGTAGGATTAGCGAATTTCCCGCTATTAGTGGGGGCGAAATTAATGAACAGGACCTGCTAACGCTGGTTCATGTTTTTGAGGTTGACCCTACTTTACGCAACAAAAAAATTACCTTTACTCAATTCAAAGAATATCTCAATGAATATTACGCACCTGCTAGTGGTGCAACCTTTAGTGGTAACGTCACAATCACAGGGAACTTAACGGTTTCTGGTGCTAGCTCATTCAACTCAATTACGGCATCTGGTTCCAGTACATTTAGTGGGATTGTTGTTCAAAACAATGCTGTTGTCAGCGGTACCGTCAGTGGGCTGACCATTACGGGTACCAATGTTCAGGGCACCAACGTCAATGCAGTTACCGCAACGGTTACGACTGCAACCGGCACAACAAGTGCTTTTACGTCCGGCGTTTACCAAAACCTGTCGGGTGCCACAATCACGGGTGGCATTGTCCGCTCGCCATCTGGTGTCTTCACCAATCTGAGCGGTGTCACGATCACTGGCACGACTGTCGCAGCAACCACAGGTACTTTCCAGGTTCTTGGCACACCAGTCCTGGACGTAAACGGAAATCTTTCCGTTGCTAGTGGCCTGACGGTTACTGGTACCGCTCAATTTAGTAATGGTCTTCAAGTCACAGGTACCTTATCAGGAACAACAGTTACTGGAACTACGGCACGTTTTACTAGTGTCACTGGAGTATCCGGTGTTTTTACAACACAGTTATCTGGTGCCACTATTACTGGAGATACGTTACAAGCTTCTAACGTAACTGGTGTTTCAGGTACATTTACAACCAGGGTTTCTGGTGCAACCGTAACCGGTAATACGGGTGCTTTTGGTAACGTATCAGGCATCTCTGGTGTCTTTACACAATTTCTTTCTGGTGCTGTAATTACAGGTGACACCGGACGCTATACCACACTGACTGGTGTATCCGGTACATTTACAACGGTTTCTGGTGCAACCGTCACTGGTAACACAGTTGCGGCAACGATTGTTTCTGGTGTATCGGGTGTTTTCAATAGTCAGCTATCGGCTACCACAATTACTGGAGCATCAGGTATTTTTACAAACCTGACCAGTACGTCCGGTACGTTCACGACTCAAGTTTCAGGTGCAACCGTTACCGGTAACATTGGCGCCTTTACTTCCCTGACGGGAGCAACCGGCACATTTACCACACGTGTTTCTGGTCTTCTCGTCACCGGAGATACGGGTAGCTTCACAAACCTTACTGGTATTGCAGGCGTATTTACCACCAGTGTTTCGGGTACCACAATCACTGGTAATACAGTCCAAGGTACGTCAGGTGTCTTTGTCAATCTTAGCGGAGTTACGTTAACCGGTACGACAGTTAACGCAACAACAGGTGTATTTAACACACTTCAAGCAACCAATCTTTCTTTTACAAACACTACAGTTTCTGGTAATTTAAACGTTCTAGGTTCTGGTTTTTTTGCTTCTGGTGTCCAGATCACTGGCACACTCAGTGGAACCACTATTACAGGCACTACTGTTCAAGCAGTTACGACCTCTGCAACGACTGGTACCTTTACCTCGTTAACAGGAACGACAATTACAGGTACTACAGTTCAAGCTGTAACAATATCAGCTACAACTGGTACGTTTACTTCATTAACAGGAACAACCTTTACAGGTACCACGGTCCAAGCTGTAACTACTTCTGCAACAACCGGCACGTTCACATCGTTAACGGGAACAACAACTACAGGTGTAACTGCGACGTTCACAACTGTTTCCGGCGTCACAGTCACTGGTGCGACCGGTACATTTACCAATATCACCGGTAGCACTCTTGCTATTACAACACCTTCTGGTGCAACACCTGCCATTGTTTGTTCTGGTGTTGTTTCAGGTGGTACAAGCGGATTTGTAATTCAAGGTCCTCTAATTATCCTTCCTTGAGTTTAATTGCTTCAGTTAAAAGCGGATTTGTAATTCAAGGTCCTCTAATTATCCTTCCTTGAGTTTAATTGCTTCAGTTAAAATAAGAAAAAAGTAACAGTAAAATGCCGTACGGAACCATCAAGATCGACACAGTTACCTTTACGGATGCTGGCGTCGATAAAAGCGTTACGCTTTCTGGGTTAGTTCAGAACCCTACCTTTAGTGGTAACGTTACCGTTACTGGTACTCTTTCTGGTGTTACCGTAACCGGTACAACTGCCAACTTCACGAGCGGTAATTTTACTAATATTAGTGGTGGTACTCATACTATTACATCGGGTGTATTTGC